TGGGCACTGTATGGCAGCTTCACATAGTTTCAGCTTGACACCAAAACCTTATAGAGTGATATCAATATCAACTGCAGTTCCAGCAGGAATTGGTTTCAGCTTGACACCAAAACCTTATAGAGTGATATCGGATTGATCGCTGCCTTCAGTGCGGTAAAGTTTCAGCTTGACACCAAAACCTTATAGAGTGATATCCCACGGATAATGCCAAGGCACTGATCAGAGTTTCAGCTTGACACCAAAACCTTATAGAGTGATATACCAATGATTGCTTTATGTCTGGTCTTGTGGTTTCAGCTTGACACCAAAACCTTATAGAGTGATATCGCCTTACCCATCAGGTCAAACGCACTCTCGTTTCAGCTTGACACCAAAACCTTATAGAGTGATATATCACTCTGCTAAGCCCCCGGAAATCGGGGGCTTAGCCATACTAGATCACCAAAAAACTACTCATCCAGGTCATCAAAGATAAGCAGTTGATCGGGATTTGATTTGTTCCTGCGCCGGGTTTTATTTTCGATCGTAATAATATCGCCGAATTGTTTGTCGGTAAACCGGAGGATACTCACCCTGCCATTCTCTGGAATTGCATTATCGATCTTGGTTGCGATGCTCTCCAATCTTTCGCGTGGGCCACAAAAGCGGGCATACACAGAAAACTGGCACATGGTAAAACCTTCCTTTTCCAGAAAATTACGAAACTTGGTGGCTATCCTGCGTTCCTCGGCCTTTACCACAGGCAGGTCGAACATAACCATGATCCACATCAGCCTATACCCATTTAATGTGTAATCCTGCTGCACGGTTACTGCCTGTCTTTTAGCAACTCATTGATGGAGAATTGGGTTGCGGCAGTTATTTCAGGATAAACAAGGCCTGGTTTCTTATCTGCCAAAGATGTGATATAGATATTGATGATGCGTGGCACCATAAATCTGAGGTGGAGCTTTTGATCCATGAAGCTATGTTCCAGATCAAGAATGCTGATCAATGATCTCTTACCTTTTGTAGTAAGGGGATCATCGTTAGCTACTCCCAAGGAGGTAATCAGTAAATCTATGAAGGGTCTAAACGGCTCCATGAGGTCATCTGCCAGGCAATAGGGATTTTTTTGATTGACATGATGTATGCCCAGTTCCGGTAATAACCCACTGGCAACAAGGTTTCGGCAAAAGCTGGCTCTGAGGATAGCATAGCCATAGTTTAGAAAGCTGTTGATTCCCTCCAGATCGGGATTTCTCCTGAACCCCTTGCCAAAAAGGCGCTCCCAGTATATCCTGGCGGCTACGGCTTCCAGATTGCCCGTGTCCCCGGAAGCCACCTTCCCGCACAAGGTATCCAAATCATTGTGTCTTTTGCCACCCAATGCCAGAACTGCCGCCTGATTTCCGATCTTGGCCTTTATTACCTGCTTCCAGAGGTTTTTCCCCAAGGGCGCTGAAGCACTTAGTTGCATGTCTATCCTTTCTTTGCGGTAGATATTTTGGCCATAGGGCAGGGTAAGGGCACAGGGAACCGCGTTATTCCCACAGTGGGTAACAAGGATGCCCAGCTCAGAAAGCCGCATGAGGGCATGATTACTGATGAGGGCAGCATGGGAATTGATGATCAGGCTTTCGATATTATCCAGAGCTATCTTTTCCTCCACATTATCCACCCGGACAAGCAGAAAACCCTTGCTTACCGTAATGACTGCCGACTCGGCATTGATTTCCACTACGCTGATCATGGTTCATTTACGATGGGATCAAAGACTCTGCCGATGATATCAATCCCTGCTTTACGGGCTCGCTTTTTTTGTAATTCACGCATACCTTTTTGGTCGCCATCATCTTTAACTACATCAGGCTTTTTTATCAGGTTGATTTCACGCACAAACAGACTATTCTTGCTGAGTTGTTTTATTCGAAACAGAATTCTTGCTCCATCATCTGAGTCCAAGGCTATGATATCGTTTTTGAATACCCGCATCACCTTTTTGGCCTTGGGATAGTCTTTTTTCCATTGGGGCATAAATCCCGGTTGATGAGCCTGATAGCTGTTTACAATTTCGATAGCCCATTGGGGATTGGGAGCCTTCGGGTCTTTGATATAGATATCGGCAAAGAGGTTTTTATCGGATGAGAGATACTTGAAGGCTTTGCCATTTTTGTCTGTTACGGGTATCATGCTCTTGGGATTCAGGGACAGCAGCAGTTTGACCTTCTTGATGTTGTGTTTGCTGGCATAGTCCTTTAGTAAATCGGAGAATTTGCTGCCTTGCGAGTTAGCTATCATGTCAGCAATTTGTTGCCTGATATGCGGGTCAGCAATGTCTTCATAGTTCTTTTCATTGATATCTGCAATGTTTTTCCGAATGGCATACAGGTTGTATTTGGGATTTTGGGGGTCTGGACCCACAAATGCGTATGCAGTTTCCTCTGCCAGGGCACCACCAGTCTGTTTTTTTTTCATCAGCTTGGATGGCTTTATCTGATCTGGTTTATAGGACACTTTTATTCTATCTACCATATCTGAAAGGCTTTCATGGCAAAAACCCGGATAGGGCAGGTCAAGTTTTTCGATAAATCTCACTCTGCTCTGCTCAATATTGTGGGCGAGTTTTTGTACCATTGATCTGGTGGTAAGAGCGATCACAAAGGCATCAATGGCATGGTGGCGATGGTCATTGCGATTTTTGATGTCTCCCTCGCCCAGACAGTCATTAAGACCCCATTTCCCCCGCAACAATCCGGTATGTAATCCTGTAATGGTACTTACTTTTCTGTCGCCACATATATAGAACATGTATTTCATGGCCACTCTGCTCATATAGCGGGTATCATTTAGCATTCTGGCCAGCACCTCTTCTTGATCCCGATATCTATCCATGGCATCTTTTTGAAAACGGCGAAGTTTGTTATCGGGGAGATTATTGGCCCGGGTAACGATATCCTCCCAGTTATAACCCTCCTTGCTGTCGCCAAAGGCTTCGTAAGGGCTTCGTTCAGCTTTATAGCGATTTGCTTCCCGGAAGCACAAGATTTTATTGGAGGAAGAATCATCATAGGTTCTGGATTTGGGAAGGATGTGATCAATCTCGATTTTGCTTGAGAATAAATCGGTGATATTGATCTGCTGCCCCGTATATACGCATCTGCGGTCAATCTCATTCGCCCCCAACTCCAGCCATAGCTTGGCCTTTAACCTGTTATTGGCATTTGGTGGGACATCACACTTGCAAAGCAACTCATCCACCATCTCATTGATTTTTCGGTTCTTCCTGTGCAGTTTTTCCAGGCGTTCCTTTTCGGCCATGCCCATCTTGATTTCCTTGCCAAGCTCCAGGATGATCTCTTGGGGTGCGCCGTATTTTACACAGATGGCATTCACTACTTTCCGCAGTTGATTGAGGGCAATATGCACGGTCGGATTGTTGATTTTTCCATACTGATCAGCCTGTTCGTCGCCGATCTTTCTGTTTAATTCTATGGCTTCGCGTCGCAACAATTCGCCATAGTAGGGAAGATTCCCCTCGTCATAAATCCTGCCGTCATACTCCAGGGAATGGTTAAATCCGGCATTCTGGCATGCATCTGAATATACCATCCTGTTACGCATTCCGGGTAAAATCATCTCCATGGCTTTGAGACTGAGATGACAATAATCTGAAGGCAGATGAAGCTCAAGCAGTTTGGTGGCGGGTTCACCGCTTATGCCCAATTCTTGCAATTCACTCAGTAGTGGGGCATCATCAAGGTCTGAAATGATCAATTCCATAGCCCTGTTCCTGGTATCCTCGTCCCATTTATGCCAACACTCAGCCACCAGTTCATTACCCTTGCGCATGATCTCATGATGGGTTTGATTTCCCAGCAACTTCTCGCGGTTGTTCGTTTCCAGATTAAAGCGATAATCATCGGCCTGGGTCCTAAAGAGCAATTTCCTCATAGCCTTGAAGGTCATTTCATGCTTTTGGTTCAAGCTGTCATACAACAGCTCATACTGCTCCTGGGATAGCTCAAGCACCTCATTGGTGAAGTTATTGATCAGCTTCATATTATTCAGGTCTTGCCTGATTCGGAATTCTTGAAACAAGGGATGTGCCTTAGGCGCTCTGTCCTCAGTGGGTATCAATTGGCACTTGCCCTTGGGTTGTGGCTTCAAGGGATTTTGATGAAAGATAATACTTCTGATGCAATCCCTGTGATCTGCAGTTAAGCTCGGATTATATCTTGATTGGGATGCCCATAGCAAATCGAACTCATGTTCCACCATTTCTCTCAAGGGAAATATGGGATCAGGTGATTCCGTGTTCTTTTCATATCGGAATTTGATGGGTTTTCTCAGGTGGTTTTTGTTCTCAGGTGTCTCTTGAAATCTGAGCCACAGATACTCCCCCAGAGTTCTTGCATTGGTATTGGTCAACCCGGCTTTCAGATTGGCAATGGCTTCCGTGTAAGCAGTTTTTTTATCACTCATAACCTTCCGGTTGCTGCGAAACCCTCTCCTTTTGGCAAGATGGATTATCGCTCTGGCAAATTCTGCCGGTTCCAGTTTTTCATCCAGTGCTTTAGTTCTAAGCTGATATGGATTCAGCTTAAAAACCTCAGCTCTGCGTTGCTCATCCATGGGGAGCAGATCAGTCTCGGTTAGATAATCAATTAATCGTTTCATACGATACAGGTATCTGTCCAGATTCTTTCTTTGTGATCTATACCCTCTCCGAGCTACTGCAAGTGGTTCCTTGCTCTGGGCATCCCTCCCGTCAGGAAATATGCGAACCCCCATATTAATAATGCCACAGGGTTGATTTTCAGCATCAAGCTCTATTGTAATGTGTCACCCAAAGCTTCAAGCTTCTTTCACTTGGACAAATGGGGATAAGTCCTTATGTGGTGGGGAAATATGATGGACTTGTTTCGGACTTGGACATCGCCTGTTTTGGACGTATTTGGACGTCTTTGTGTCACCGAAAACTTCAAGTAGCGCTTTTTTTGGACTGGACTTGGACAAACGAGGGTTTGCCAGAAATCAGTCGATTTTGAAAAGCCGCATCTGAAGTGACAAATTCCCGATGAGGATTAATTCCAAACCCTGATCCGGGTCTATAATCTGGACGTTATAGTCCATATTAAATGGCTGTAAAATAATACGACTATTAGCTGGATCGAGCACTACTTTCTTTAGTGTGACTCCGTCAGTAGCACGAACCGCACATACCTTTCCATTGGCATTATCCCAGTCGATGCTCTGTTTTATGATCACAATGTCCTCATGCAGGATATTGGGCTCCATGCTATGCCCGTTAACCCTGAAAGCTATGTAGTTATTATCATTTCCGGGTGCGAGCGTTCTGGGCACCTCTACGGTCTCGCCCAAACTCCGGCAGTCTATGACGTCCTCTCTCGGCCCCGCGGAAATTTCGCCAACAATCGGCAGTGTAATTGTGCGAGTATAATCTATTGTGGGGGACTGGATTAGCCCAGTCTTGCTGTCGACGACCTTCATCCGCTGTTCCAATTTTTCCTTCATCCAGCCATCGAAATCTTGAGTTATTTGCGTAGTCCCCTCTCCTGTCAGCAACCAATTAATGTTCACTCTGGCCTTACATAAGTCGAGTAAAAGTTGGGGTTCGGGGAGTCGATCACCCGATTTATAGCGAGCTAAAGATGCGTTCGAGATACCAAATTTTTCAGAAAATTGGTAGTTCTTTAAGCGCATTATTTTCAAGAGTTTTCCTAGTCTCTCCCCGATCTCTCGAGCGGCCGGTGTTCCTCCATTAGGCAACTTTTTCATTGACATCCTCCATACGGTATCTATGATTGTCCTGAGACAATGCTAAAAAGCCGTATAGATGTGTCAATGACTTTTTTTTCGAGTGCGTTTCTCAATGGCGTTTACGCCGGCGAGAAATGAATGTTCGTGAAAGGCGCTGGAAAACGCAGAAAGGACTTCCCAAGATATTGCACGTATGGAAGTTAGCACCCGTAATAACTAACCAGAGAGGTGAAAATGACCATGAAAAAGAGACCAGGCGGAGGATGTGAATCCTGCCAAATGAAGAATGTCCAAGTCCAAATTATCGAGCCCGGACTTGGACACGCGGGCTGTAAAGTCCCGCTCCGTATAGCTTCAAAGCATACGGCTTCTTCTTTGTGCGAGATTTTGTCCAAGTGCTCCGCAAAATGTCCAAGTCCATGTCCAAGTCCAAGTCCAAAACCTGGGAAATGTCCAAGTCCAAGTCCGAATCCAGGAAATTGTCCAAGTCCAAACTCGGATTTCTGTCCAAGTCCAGATCGCCTGCCCAATGCCAGATTAGATTTGGAAGGTTATCTAATGGAAAAAGACATCGAGCTGTTATGGCTGCCCCTGGCCAGGGTAGCGACGCTGACCGGTAAGTCGGTGAAGACGATCCGGAGAATGGTGGAAGATGGGGCCTACGTATCATTGAAAAGGACGGTGCCGAGTGGCAAAACTCACACCACTAAATCATTCATTATGTCCGGTCAGGAACTGGCGGATTTGGATAAGGCCTATTGCCGCAAGCATAGGATGAAACCGATCCTGATGTGTAAAGAGGAGATGACGATCCTGGAAGCCCAGCGGATCAGCATCTTCGTGATCGGCTATACCAAGGTAAAGGAGGATAATCATGCAGGAGACTGACGTCTTTGAACGCTTCGACTACGAGCATGCGGACGAGAACGTCGCTTTCGTAGGTGCGGCTCTGCGAGCCGGAGTGAAACCGGTATTCAAGGCTGTATCTGAAGATTATCAGAAACCTCTCCATACGGAGATAGATTCTGATGATTTGAAGATCGAAACCGTAATCAGCGAGATTGAACTGGATCGGCAGCTTGAACCAGTCCCTCAGAACACTGATTCCGATCTGCCTCTATATAAGGAAGAGGAGGAGGAAGTCGAGCACGAGGATGACGAGGATGAGGCTGAAGAGCTCAATCTCGAACCGGAAAGTAAGGAGCTACTAAGCTGCAAGACAGAAGCGCAGCTGCTGTCCCGCTTCTGTGAAACCGCCATTATGACCGTAAGCGATTCTGAAGCCAAGTTAGAAGCCTGGCAGCAGATCACCGCAGACTACAACAATGGCCGACTGCTGCCGGAGCTATACCAGATCAGAGGTAAACGCACTGAACGCTCACTGCGAAAGTGGGTGGATGCCTACCTGGAAAACAGCCGGGACATGTTTGCCTTGATCCACAAGAGCAAGAACCAGACTCGAGGCCGCAAGGTAAGCTACCTGGAACAGCAGTACCTCCTGAATCTGCTCTTATCGCCGCAGAAGATCAAGATCGGCTCGGCTATCGCCACTCTTAAAAGCTATGCCAGGTTGGGATCGCTGGAGTCTCCCAGTTCCGAACCGACCCTGAGACGCTGGTGCAAGGAATACCGAGCCAATAACATGGCGATCTGGACCCAAGCCCGGAAGGGCAGCAAGGCAGTGGCGGAAGAGATCGTTAAAACGATCAAGCGGGATAATGACCTGCTCAAGGTAGGCCAAGTCTGGGTAGCGGATGGACATGACCTCGCCTTCGATATTATCAATCCCAAGACCGGGAAAGCCCAACGCATGACCATGATCATGGTCATCGACTGGGCATCCAGGTATCCGGTAGGTGCATCCCTGGCCTATAGCGAAGATAGCCAGCACATTCAACTGGCCTTCCGCAATGGCTTCCTCAACTGGGGCGGAGTGCCCAAATTCGTCTATCTCGACAATGGCAAGGCCTTTAGATCTAAGCTGTTCAATGAACGCTGGACAGATCACGATCTCGCCAACGAGTTATCAGGTATCTTCCCCAGGCTGGGCATCGGCGTAGTCTTCGCCGAGAGCTACAATGCCAAGGCAAAGATCATCGAACGCTTCTTCAAGACCTTCCAGGAACGCTTTGAACGCTTCATCAGCAGCTTCCGGGGCGCTTCAGTGGCAGATAAGCCATCTACGCTGATGCGTAACGAAACCTGGGCTCGCAAGATGTACGAGTCGAAGCCACCTACAATGGAAGAGGCCATGCAGATGATCGGCTTCTTCATCAGATACATGTATGGCGAAGCTCCTCACAGCGGACTGGGCGGTAAGACTCCCTGGTCAGTGTTTAAAGCTGCGGAAGTGCCGGAGGCCCAGATGATAGAACCTAAGCGCTTGAACTACCTGATGATGTCCACCGTCCGCAAGACACTCCGCAACAATGGCATCGTCCTGAATAAGCTGCAATACTGGAGCACCGAGCTGATCGAGCACATGGGCAAGGAAGTCCTGATCAGATACGATCTCTGCGATGCGAGATGGATACTGGTCTATGACCTGCAGGACAACTACATCTGCCAGGCCGAGGTCCGAAAAGCGGTTGATCCCTTCATCCACCTGGATATGGAGAACGCGATCTCAGTGGCTGAGGTCAAGAAAGAATACAAGGCCATCAAACGGCATCAAAGACTGATCGCCAATCGCACCAGACTCACGGTCAAGAAGACCCAGGAAGTGGTCGACGCCTACGTGAAGAAGCTGGTGCTGCCTCCCCAGGAGGACAACCCAACCTTTATCCAGCCGCCTGCCATCGAAGCTCCCAAACCGGGGCCTGATCAGATCATGGAAGCCCTGGAGAAACAAGCCATGCAAAAGCTCCCCAACCTACTCGAAGTAATCAAGAAGCCTGCCGGGCAGGACGATGATGAGAATGGGGAAATCAGGCCAAAAACACGCAAAGAAATGCTGAAGTTCATCGGCATACAATAGGAGGAAAAGTGAAACAGAATCAACTCGTCAGAATTCGCAATGTGGTTGAAGCTGACAACTGCATTAACTATCTGGTTAACCGGCCTAAAACAGAGATGGTGGGTCTGGGCTTACTCTACGGCAGGCCTGGCTATGGCAAGACCGCCTTCGCCCAACGCACCGCTTTTCAGCGCGGCTACATCTATCTGCGGCTGGAGTCCCATACCACCGCCAAGACCTTCGCCAACATGTTGGTAGCCGCCTTGTACGATCACTTGAACATTAACGATCCGATCCCCATCGGCACCTCCCAGAACCTGTATAAACACTGCATGGATATCCTGGATGAGCATCCCAAGACGGTGATCATCATCGATGAGATCGACTATGCCTTCGATCAGCCTAAACTGCTCGGAGCCATCCGGGACATCGTGGACGAGACGCTGGTCATCATCATCCTGGTGGGCATGCAGACTGCCCGGGATCGCCTCTCCAGGCTCAATGAACACTACTTCGACCGCTGCAATGCCTTCGTGGAATTCCAGCCCGTAAACAAGAAGGATATCAGATCTATAGCCCAAGAGGTCATGGAGATACCGGTAACCGAGAACATCGTGGAGGACCTCTATCAGACCAGCAAGGGCAACCTGCGTAAAGCGGTCAAGATGATGTACTCCCTCGAAACCGGGCAGATGCTCCCTGAAGATAAGCCCAGTAACGTGATAGATCTCAAGGAGGTAAAGTGACACCCACCGAACTGGTCAAGAACTTCGTAAAGCAATATCGCAAGCCTTTCGCGGCGGAAACGATTGCCGGATACACTACAATAGAGACCGCAGAGATCAAACCGATTCTGCAGGATCTCACTCAGACTGGTCTGATCAAGGAGGTCGAAACAGGCATCTTTGTAAATGCCAATCGCTACAATCCGATCCTCTGCTATGGGCAGAAGGGAACCTGGAACTTCCATCCCAATGCCGCTAATCAACTACTGAACCTGATTGAGAATGGTAGCTACGCCTCAATCCGGAAGATAACTGCCGACTTCCCTCGCAGCCGCCAGTGGGTCTTTGTCTATCTGGAAGCCCTAGCCTCGATTGATGCCATCGGCTTCGATAAAGTCTACTATGTCAAATCCAGAGCCAGGCTCAAGGAACTCGGCAAGCACATCAAGAAAGGCATACTCCACGAACTGACCTGCAAACCGCCCGATCCCAATGCTAAAACTAAAGAGCAACTCAGAGCCGAAGCCGCAGAACGTAGAAGGCTCAGGCAGGAAAAGAAAGAAGCTGAGAGTAAGTCCAAGCAGGAATATAGAGCCTATAGAGCCGCCAAGAAGACTGAGTGGGAGAAAATCAAATCCTTACGTCGGCAGGCGAATGAGATGTGTAGGCTGATGGCTGAAGACTACAAACAAAGATACTCCAACTAAGAAGAGAGGGCATTCTATGGATCAGGAACTGAGAGAACGAAAACTACGTCAACAAATCCACGCCATCCGGGTCAAGAAGTTCCACTGGCCCCTGGACGCCTTCAAGTTCATCATGAACGGTATGGGCTATGGCGATTCACTTTCAGCTCTATCTGAAGATAAGCTGCTCGAGTTCAAGGCCATCATGCTCAAGTATCGCAGGCATGGCCGACCTCTCGAATACAACTACGATAAGCAGGGCAAGTACATGCACGCCCTGATGAAGCAAGCCGGCTGGACCGAGTCCCAGCTGCGGGCATTCACGATCAGTCACTATTCCAAAAGCCACTGGAACCTGCTTTCCAAGAAGGAGCGCAGAGCGGTTATCGCTATGTTCCAGTCCTACATCAAGAAACAAGAGATCAATCAATCACCAAACAAACAAAGCGATCCTAAGGAGGATTCAAATGAGTAAAGCGAGCACACCAGTCAAAGAACGCACCTTAACCGATGCTCAAGGTAGGGAATTCCCAGTCAAGGTGCTGCACACCGAAATAGTGGAAAAGGACGCAGCAGTCAAGAAAGCGATGGACTGCGCCATCAAACTGCAAGAACGTATTATCTCCGACAAACAGAAGCTGATCCAGACCATCGAGAAGTATCTGAATGACGCGGCTCGCAGGAATAACCTCGAATGGAAGGGTAACGCCCTGCTTATCAGCTTCGATGAGAAGTACCGGGTCGAGATGCGCTTCCGGGAGAAGATTCAGTTCGGCATTGAGCTGCAACTCGCCAAGCAGAAGATAGACGAGTGCATTAAAGCTTGGTCGGCCGACTCCAATGACAACCTCAAGGCTATCGTCAGCGATGCCTTCCAGTTGGACAAGCATGGTCAGTTGGCTCGCTATCGTATCTTCGCCCTGCGTCGCTTCAAGATCAAGGACCCGGTCTGGAAGGAAGCGATGGAGCTTATCGACAAAGCCATCCTCGTCACTTCCACCAAGCAGTACATCTCGTTTGCGGTGAGAGACGAAGCCGGTAACTACAACAAGATCGTGCTGAACTTCAGTGCTCTGTAATTCTGTCGCATCCTATACCAGCAGATTTTGACGGAATAATGGGAGCTACAGATGATGACCGCAGAAATGACCCAAGTATCGAGGTAAACGTGAAGAGATTCAAAGACCGCTACTATAGACCGGATGAGATCGCAGGCGTCCTGAACGTCGCCCGCTCCACCGTCTATCGTATGATCCGGGACATTGCCGATCCTCTTCCCGCTTACCGCATCAATGACAAGGGCCCCCTCAGGGTTCATGGCAATGACATTAACAAGTATCTGGTAAGTCACAAGGTAAGACCTGAGTATGAGTAACGCACTGGAGTTCCGCATCAAACGGGACAACTGCAAAGAAGCCTATCTGAACGGCAAGACAGATCCCACTGAGCTGGCGGTGATCTTCGGGGTATCCGATATCACCGTCCGCAAGTGGATCAAACAGGCTAAGTGGGACGAGATGTTCAAGGAAGAGCGCAAGCTTGACCATGAGATCAACTTGGCTCGCAAGAAGGCACTCATTCAGGCACTGCGTGAATATGCCAAGAATCCTGCCGATACCGCCCTGCAGAGCCTCGTAAGCCTGATCAAGCAGAATCAGAAAGACGCTGAGCCATCCAAGGAGTTGAACGACTATATCGTACGCTTCCTGGATCACGTGACCGACTTCATGATCGAGAAAGGGCATGCGACCTTGCTTAAGCAGTTCCAGGGCGTTGTCCTCGATCTTGCTGAGTACTTAAGAGTTAGAAATGGATAATATTACAGCCACGGACATGGTTGCCTCCAAACCTACACATCAGCCTACCCTCCAAACCCTCCACGCCTACAGAACAGCGGAGCCGTTGCCTCCGGCTCCGCTGAACCTTCCGGAAAACCCACAGCCTCCAAGCCAACAGCCCGACATGGTCAGTCCTCCGACCTCCGGGTCCCCGACGCCCGTCCCCCTGGGCGTCGGGGGGTTACCCGGTTATGTCTAAGAAGTTCATTCAGCGACATAACAAGGCACTGGCGGAGATCGCATCCAAAACGATCTCCGTCTTGCCTTTTATAGACGATAATCCTGAAGCCAAGACTGACAGAATCAGGAGAACCAACGGCGAGGGCTGGGATGCCTTCTCATTCTTCTGCCATACCTATTTCCCGCACATCTTCCCACTACCTTTTTGCCCAGCACATGAGACTATGTTCGATGAGACTGATAAGGGCTCAGGCATCATCGCCATCACTGGTTTCCGTGGGCTGGGCAAAACGGTTCTCATGGGAGTGGTCTATCCGATCTGGAGAATCATCAAAGGTGAACGCTACGTAATCCATACTGCAGCAGACGTAGATCTGGCACAGGAACGCACAGCCTTCACCTTACATGAGCTACAGAATAATAAGCGGCTCACAATGGACTATCCTGAGCTGCAGCCAGTGGATGCCTTCGATCTGGACTTCTATCTTAAGAACAAGGCAAGGATACGAGCCAGGAGTATCAAGCAGTCTCATAGAGGAACGATCAATCCCAAGACAGCTAAACGGCCCGGACTGATCGTCTGCGATGATATCGATAAAGAAGAGAATATGGGTAACCAGACCATCGGTAAGAGACGCATGGAGAAGATCACCCAGGAGCTTGCCGGAGCACTGGCACCTGAGGGTGGGGGTAAAATTGTCTGGCTCGGTAACCTTGTACATCCCAACTATGCCATCTGCCAGTTTCAGGAGCTCATATTAGGCGATTTACGAGCAGATAATCCAGAATTAGACGTTACCTACCAGATTGCATTAAAGACCCACCAAAAGGCGATATTGCGCTTCTCTCTCGAAGATAAGCAGGGCAAGTCCATCTGGGATGAGCAGTACCCTACTGCGACTCTGCCAAACCTGCGAGCCAAGTTTGGGCATACCGGTTATCAGAGGGAGATGCTTGGACAGCCGGTAATCGAAGGTAACATCTTCAAGAATCACTGGTTCACCAAGTATCGAACCCTTCCCGAACCATCCCAGATGAAGCGTGTCTGGCTCTATGCTGATCCTGCCTGGGGAGAGAAAGGCTGTTACAAAGCTGTCATCTCCATAGGCTATGATGGAAAACGCTTCTACGTGCTTCATGTCTGGATACGTCAGACTGAGAATACCAAGTTCTTCCGATACTACTATGATGCTTATCAGGAATTGGATCGTATCTACAGGGTTAAAGCCCGGGCAGCCTGTGAAACCACCTATGGTCAGGCACGGATACTTGCCGACTTCGACAGGTGGGCTACTGATAATCATCTGCCACCGATATCACACAGAATAAAGCGTATCGATAACAAGGATAACAAGAACCTCCGCATCGAGAGAACTGAGACCATCATCGAAACAGCCAAAATCCTCTTTCCTGAGGGTCAAGACACACCAACCCTGATCAGTCAGTTGCTAACTTATCCTGATGGCTATATCGATGGCTGTGATGCCTTGGCTGGATGTCTGGAGCGGTTCTCCGAATACGATATCGGCAGGAACAGGGTGAAAGTCCGGAGGTTCAGCTTCTGATGAATTACTATGACCAGCTAATGCTTGAGTATTATCGGGTCCTCAATAATGCTTGGAAGACAGAGATCAGAGATGCTACCCGACTTGCCATTCAGATGCTGAGTGACATGCCCAGAGCAGAGAAGATTAACAGAGACTCAATAGATAAGCTTATGGGCATCATTAATACTCAGTTGGGAGATGACTTCGCAGCACTGGTCAATGAGCCCACCAAAGCGATCATAGACCGCTGTGTGCGGCTCGGACTGAGGGATACCCAGGTGCAAGCGCCTACCAAGACCAGCATCGGGCTCTGGGGCATCGAAGATCAGCATCTCTCCTCCACCATTCAGAAGCAACAGTTATTCTGGATCGGGAACCACTTCAAAGCTGATGTTAGGCAGAACTTCGCAGACACCCTCTCCAAAGCCATCGAGCAGGGTTATACTAAAGAGATGCTGGCAGATACCCTCAAATACCAGTTCAATGACATCGCCAATCGCTCATCCCATTACTGGCAGGGATTGGCAGAGCATACAGCCCTGCGAATCAGGGAGTTCGGGAGGCTGCAAGGCTACAAGAAAGCCAAAGCCAGATACTACAAGCTTGTGGTGATCCTGGATGATCGCACCAGTGACATCTGCCGGGCATTGGCTGCCCAGGATAAGATTTACCCCCTAAACGATGCCCTAGAGGTCATGGATAATCTCGTGGCACTGGACACCAAGTCCAACAGCCTGGATGATGCCCGGGAATACATCAAAGCTCTGGCACCCTGGATCAAAGGCGATCAGATCGAGTACGACTCAGAAATGAACCCGGTTGGTGTATCCGGAGCGCATACCCCGTTTCCACCGTTTCATTGGAAGTGTAGGACTACTACTCAACTTTTCTAACATGAGTTTTAGGGTCATTCCACTTTAGAAGAATGCTCACTCTTTTCTTCCCTAACCACCACCTTGATATACCTACTATTATAGCAGATGCGAAAGGTAACCAAGCAAATACTTTGTGCTCTGCATTGTCAAAGGGGATTATGGGGTAAATAATCAGGAATATTCCAATGTTGAAAACAATGCCTGTTGTGACCGATATAATCAATCTATCTATTGTCGAACTACGAAGTTTCTTTAGTTCTTCTAGTCTTATATTTTTCTTTTCCTCCTCATCACGTAAGCGAGCAGCTTCTGCTAGTTCTTGAATTGTCTTTTGCATCTGCTGAATATCGTTTTGAGCTGTATTGAGTTCTGAGTTAGTCACAGCAAACCTTTCTTTCCATTCACTCTCGCTTCTTTTCAATTGTTGATCAAGCTCAGTATTTTTGTGCTGTTCATCCTTTAATCTATCTGATAGGTCGTTGGCCTGTTGTTTCACTTCACTAATTGCTATTTGGTATTTTCTACTAGGATCTGCAAAGAAGACTTGAAAGATGTGATTTATCTTTTCTCTGTCTTCAGCCCTCGAGGGATCAAGATTGGGGCAAACAGATTTTATCTCTTTAATACAGTCCTCAATATCCTCAACAGGAAGTTGGCTTGTTTCCACTCCCATATCCACAAATACTCGAAAATCCCCAGGTTTGAAGAAAACATCAACTGGAAGCAGCTGATAGTTTATTGCGGATGAAAAAATACTCGCTAATGTTTCCTCATTAGCCGTCTTCAACGAAATCGGAGTCATCCACTGAAGAAAAGCGTCTAATGTTACAACATTCAATCCCTCAATCTCTTGTTCAGTACTCCACTCAGCCATTGTTAAGTCTAATGTAACGATCCAAGATTTAACTCCAGTCAGGTTATTCTTAGCTACCCATAACAACAATATCGCATCATGCTCTGCGACACTCTTTGCCTTAACTCTGTTCCTCATTTTAAGGTGCTTATCTGACAATGACTTAGCAATAGCAACTGTTTCATCAAGTTGACTAGCGGTATCAAACCATAAATCATCAACTTCGCTTATATTGCAAACCTCTCCAAGTTTCTCAAGTGGTTTTTTAAATTTCTCAACAATATCATCGATAGTGGCAAGTGGGTTAATCTCTTTTTCAAACCTAAGTGCTTCAAGCAAGAAATCTCTGACCTTCGGAAGTGTTTTGGAAGGAACTTTTTCGAGAGTCAATTTGAGATCATCAGCATGACGGTTGATTACGAAATCAAGTTCTTGTAATGTTAATCTGGTTGCGGATAGATCTATGTTTAAATCAGAACAGGCGTTTGCAAGCTCTTTAATACTGTTAAAATGCCTATTGTTTGGAGTCAAACCAGCTATAAGAACATTCGTATCACAGTACATTATGGAGTCATCAAAAACAGACTGGGATAATATGTCCGTTAAGGGATCAATCCCTAATGCCTTTATCACGTAGTAATTCTGCGCCATATTCCACTTAAGAGCATCATAATCTAGAGTCGATTCCTTAAAGAATTTTTTTACTCCACAGCGGAATATATCGGCATCTATAGCACTTACATCTTTGATGCAATTAGATATCTGTTGATTAAGGAATTCGTTATCATAGGCGTCATACCCGTCCTTTTGTCTTAGGATGATCTTTACATTGCTCTCGCTCAAGGTTGAGAATATTACGCTTAGCACATTAACAAAAGTCTGCTTATACAATATATTAAGTTCGGGCTTAGGATGAAAAAGCTCATGAACAATCTTTGTCCATAGATCATCTGCCTCTTGAATATTTATGGCAATAGATCGATACACATCGTTATTTAACTTATAGATGGCGTTTAATCCTTCTCCATTTTTCTCTACAAGATTTTCCTTAACCAGAAGCTCTAACCCCAATGAAACATCTGATACTCTAAGTAAAGGTGTATCCCCACATAGTGTTACTATTCTTTGGAGTTTCTCTTCGGTCATGCCTTCGCTTTGGTTTGCTGAGGCTAGGGCTTGCTTAATAATCCTTATCAAAGCTTGATTACGTGCAGTAGCACCTGTCGGTGAAAACCGAATTCGTGCTCCCAATAGCATTGATCTCTTAAGTAATGATTCATCGTATTCTGTCAAAACAACTCCTCATCAAGTATTAAATATATACTCATACTTCACTCGACTCTATAGATCTATAAATCTCTTTTGAGATTAAATTCAGAATTACTTTCTGAAATCTCTCATCATCCATATACCGGCTTACGATCTTATCGTTTTCCTTCAGTCGTTTCATCATCAGGTCTTTGATGATCTGCTGTATCCCCAGTTCAAACTTATCCAGAGGATTGGCAGCGGCAGTCTTTAGTACCCCTTCGTCCCGCATGGCAGTTTCCTTAATCTGCTCAAAGAAGAGTCTGTCTGCTTCACTGAAGTCGGTACCAAATCGCTCATTTAGGGTCTCGATGATCTCGGAGAGGGGTTTATCTTCTTCCTTGGCTTTGCTGGTGCCTGTATCGGTAGGTGATTTGACCTTAACCTCTTCGCCTTCCGATAAATCGATGGAGCCTTCCATCACCTTCTGCAAGCGATAGTATTGCAGTTCAACATCTTTTTCAGGATAGGCATCCCGGCTGTCACTGGGATGAATGTGCGGCAGTAAGAAACGCCCGAAGCTGTAGAGAATCTCCTGCTCTTTATCGGTGTAACTGATCAGTTGGGTTACAAAGGCATAGAGCCGCACATACGCTTTTAACTTGTCCCGGAATTTATCCCTGTCCTCATCGTTCTCAAGCAGTTTATAGCGTTCTACCGCGCTTTGCAGATGTTTCTGTAGCGCAGCATGATCTCCTCGCTTTTGCTCAGCCAGAGGTTTGTAAAAGACCCTGGCAAAGTCCCCCACTTCCTGCCAGCTATAGACCTGCATTTGGTTAAGCTCGTGTTTGAGTTCTTCCAGATGTGTTGGGTCGGATTCGGACTCCAGCTCCGTAACTGTGTAATATGGCTTAAAGGCTGCCAGAATATCCTCAGCTTTGTTCACAAAATCCAGCACAAAAGGAGCTTCTTTGCCGGGATAGATCCTGTTCAAGCGAGATAGTGTCTGTACAGCCTGTACTCCATCTAATCGCTTATCCACATACATAGCGCAAAGCAGGGGTTGATCATAACCGGTTTGATATTTGTTGGCAACAAGCAGAATCTGATAATCCTCACTGCCAAAGCGGTCCTTGAGCTGTGTTTCGGAAATATGCCTGCCGTTCTTGTAGTCGACATTCATTCCCGGCTCGGTGTACTCCAGTTCTGTTTCCGGATCGATCACGGTGCCGCTGAAAGCTACCAGGGGATGTACATCGGTATAGTGATGCTCGCTCAGGTACCTTTGAAATGCCAACATATAGCGAACTGCCTGCAAGCGGCTGTCCGTTACCACCATTGCCTTTGCCCTGCCCCCGATCAGCGGCATAATGCAGCTTCGGAAGTGCTCAATAATGATCTCCGTTTTCTGGCTCACGTTGCGGGGATGCAAGCGCATAAACTTGCAGAGCTTCTTAGCTGCCTTCTTGGCGGGCATACTTGGATCATCCTCGGTCTTTTTGATCATCTTGAAATAGGTGCTGTAGGTGGTATAACGCTGCAGCACATCCAGGATAAAGCCTTCCTCAATTGCCTGGCGCATGCTGTAGTTGTGAAAGGCTCTGCCCCCGGCGCCAAAGAGTTCTATGGTCTTGCCCTTGGGTGTGGCCGTGAAGGCAAAGAAGCTGAGGTTAGGCTGCTGTCCCCTGGATTCCATCACCAGGTTCAGCTCATCCTGCCAATCCTCTACATCCACAACTTTGGCAGTTTTATCGCCCAAGATCTGTTTCATACCTCTTGCTGCTTCTCCTGTTTGACTGCTGTGTGCTTCATCCACGATGATGGCATACTTCCTACCCGCGATCTTCTTTTGCCATGTCTTGGATTTTAAGAGTGCCGCTTCATCCGGCATATCTGTATCTTTGGCTCCGGCGATGCGCAGCAAGCCTTTCAGGATAAAGGGGAACTTCTGCAAAGTGGTGATCACGATCTTGGTGCCATCTACAAGGGCATTGGCAAGCTGTTTGCTGCCTTCCTTGATGGGCTGTACCACACCCGTGGCATGCTCGATCTGAAAGATGGCATCCTGCAACTGCCTGTCCAATACTACCCTATCGGTGATCACAATCACACAGTCAAAGATCAGTTTGTCATTTGCAGTGTGCAGGTTTGCCAGACGATGCGCCAGCCAACTAATGCTGTTAGTCTTGCCGCTGCCGGCGCTATGCTGGATTAGATAGTTCTTGCCAGCCTGATCGCCTCTTACCTGCGCAAGCAGCTTGCGCACAGCATCCAACTGGTGATAGCGGGGAAAGATGATCCGCTCGTCTTTCTTGCCCGCATTTTCGATAAAGATAAAGCTGCCCACAATCTCCAACAAGCTATCCGGCTGCAGCACCTCTTCCCAGAGATAAGCGGTTCTGTGCCCGGATGGATGCGGAGGATTGCCCTTGCCGCAATCAACGCTCTGAGGATTTGAACCGCGGTTGAAAGGCAGAAAGAATGTCTTCAGCTTCTTCAGGTGCGTTGTCATATACACTTCATCCGTATCCACTGCAAAGTGCACCAGAGCCCCTGTTTTGAAGTTTAAAAGGGCTGTGGAAGGGTCTCTGTCGTCTCGATACTGCTTGATGGCATGCTTTACATTCTGACCGGTACCGGGATTCTTTAGTTCGATGGTGGCAACCGGAATGCCGTTGAGCGCCAGCACCATGTCTATTGACTGCTGCTTTTCTGGATGGCAAAAGACCTGGCGGCAAACCTGAAAGCCATTGCAGTGGTAGAGGATTTCTGCTTCATTGCTTAAAGAGTGGGCCGGACGATAGTATGCCAGTTTGAGGGTTTTCCCCTGAAACTTGAAGCCATGCCGCAGGATGTGCAGGGTGCCTTTGCTGAGGCGTTCCTTGACAAGGGCTTTAATGATCTGCCCGGAAAGCAACTCACCATTGAGCTTGGCCAGCTCTGTCCACAGCGCAGGCTGGCTTTGAGATAGGAAAGCTATAACCTGCTCCGGGAATAATGCAAGAGAAGAGTCAAAGGCGGTATTGGCAACGGTAGTCCAGCAGGATTGCAGGGCGGACTCAATATAGGCTTCAAAGGCCAGTTCATTGTTCTTGGGCATCATAACCTCGCAAATCTATTTTTCCGGTGACGGCATGGTGAATCAGAGAGGAACGGTATTCGCGGAGCTTATCAATAGACAAACTCGTTAGGGCATTCAGTGCCTCAATACTGCGAAGTTTTTCATGAACATAGCACACAATTTGCTGTTGCTCCTCGATTGATGGTAATCCAAGGTAGAGATTTCTAATGTAATCGTCTGGAACTCTTTTCTGACCAGCCGATCCATGCATTAAAGCTTCTCCTATTTTTCTGAAATATGTCGAGACAGTTAAATAATACAAGAATTCTGGGACTAAATCTATTGGGCGCATAACCGTTAGTTCAGTTGATCCGAAACCATATCCATGTTCTAAGTTACGAAACACACATCCCTTTCCGTTCTCAAAACACGGAGTTATCTTTGCAATTGCTACATCATTTTCTCCAAAATAAGTATATCCAGAATCTACCTCTGAAATTGCCCTATTCTCAGATAAATCCAATGCTCCATCTTCTCCAACATTTTCCATTGGCAAAAAAGACACTTCAGTATCCTTGGGGAGGTGGCTTATTTCCTTTTTACTGGGATTAAGTCTTATGCAATATCTTAATCTTTTCACGTCCCAATGCTCCGGTACTTCACCCAACCACTCAATCCCGGAGTCTTTCATTGGGACATTAGGGTCCAGTCCTTTGGTGACAGCTTGGGTGATGAGGGCTATGCGCTTTTCTTTCAGCAGTTCGATCATCCGCTCTTTCTTCTGGATCAAAGCATCTATGCGGGCAGTTTCCCTGTCGAGGAAAGAGGCAACGGCTTGCTGTTCATCAAGAGGTGGATAAACAAGCACTGCATTTTTAATAGAATCTTGATTGAGCATTGGGGCATTGTATATATTGATTCCAGCGTTCATCGGAATTGCAACTGGAGCAAGATAATATAAATAGGTCGTTTCTATCCTATTGTTTGGTGGGAAGGTAGCTATTGCTTCATTTGTAAACAAATCTTTACTGAGCATCGAAACCAAGCCGATTGATAACTTGAAGCTAAAGAGCAGCGATCCTTTTTTTGATATACTCATTCTTAACGTATCAATGGCTTCTTGTGTTATCTTTCTTACAGGGGTTTCCAGGTATTTTGTACCAAGATCAGATATATTTGCCCAAGGGTATTCCCCATCGTAGTATTCATCGTTCCCCGAAGGAGGCGTCCAGCCAGTATAAAAGCGTGCTATGTGCTTTACCTTTTTTATCTCCCAATGATCGGGGATGTCGCCAAACCATAGAACTCCGCTTTTTTTATACTCGTAGTTACTTCGGTTCATTCTCAGCGTCCTCTGCTTCTATGCTACTGTCAACATTTTGCTCCTTATCATCTCTTTGATACTTACTTGGAACATTTTTGAACATATTCTGAAGATTATGAATCATGCCACCAGGGAGTTGGTCAGAGATCTTTTTTAATGAACTGCTAATGTCACTTATATGATCTCTCGAATATCCCCATGGCATAAACTCTAAATAGGAAAAGTCTAACTGATATTTATCGACGAATCTCCTTTTTTTGTGCCAGTATTCTATTGTCACGGTGTACTTATCACAAGGCTCTTGATAATCCTCAGCTCGCCGGTTATACCTCCAAGGTAAAACATCAAAATCACTCGATAGTGATTGATCAGGGCCTATGAAAGGTTGAGTCTTCTCAGTTACAAAGGGTAGCTTAAATTCAGGTTTTTTTGAATAATATACAGATTCAAGGGGAACATCTGTTTTTACTGAAACATTGTAGGCCGCTCGATTTCCACTATTCTTGATAACCAAGTTAACATTAGATCTAGCACCAGCTTCAGCATAAAGTGTGACATAGGGTCGGTTATGTTCTCTTAATGTAGCCCATGCAACATAAACCAATAGTGCGCTAAAAAGCGCTGCTAGTATCGACAGTACATCCTGCCATTGAGTTCCACTGGCTTGACTTGCTACGTATAGCGTATCCTTTAACGCTACAGGAATAGCTAAAATGCCGGTCAATTGAGCCCTCCCAATAGCTCCGCTACTTCCTGTTCCAAAGCTTTCATTTCCGCTTCTATCTCTTCAAGAGGCCGGGGTGGTTGATAGATATAAAAATGTCGGTTGAGTGGAATCTCGTAGCCGATCTTGGTTTTGCTGTGATCGATCCAGGCATCTGGCACATGGGGAATAACTTCTCGTTTGAAGTAGGTCTCGATATCTTCCTTTAGGGGCACATTCTCGGTATCCCGAAGTTCAGTATCAGCTTCTCCTCTACCCTTGGAGTCGGTGCAGACTTCGGCAGTTTCATCCCGCTCCGAGATTGCATCAAGAATGCCTTTGAGTTCCGGAGCAGCCAAAGCCAAGCGGTGCTGTAGTAAAGCCAGGCGGAGTGCTTTTTGAACCTGGTTGCGATTCTTGAAGATGATGCTGCCATCCATGCTGTTCAGAGCATATTTAATCTTTTCCTGTAGGGCTTTGCCTGCCTCAATCTCCCGCAGTCTCTCTACTGAATCTTTCTTTTTACTTTCGGCAAGCTTTGTATAGGCTGATATGCTATCCAGGCGGGCAATACGTTCCGCGGAGGCTTGGAAGTTTAGGCGCAGGGGACGTTCAACTGTGATTTTATGGTAACCGAAGTCCGCGTTGTCAAAGATTTTGCTTACTATAGCAGTTTTGGTCTCTCCGTTACTTTCAAACTCCAGTTCCTGATTGTGACTGAAGTCGCTATGTATGCGGGTGATCAAGCTAATATGGTCAAAGCGGTTATCATCGCCATCGCCGATCACATTGCGTTTGTTGCCCAGGCTCTTGCGCATCTTGTGGTAAAACTGGCGGGCATCGATGAGCTGGATTTTGCCTTGGCGATGCACTTCTTTTTTGTTGGTGATGATCCAGATGTAAGTGCTGATTCCGGTATTGTAAAAAAGCTGATCTGGCATGGCGATGATGGCTTCCAACCAGTCGTTTCCGATGATCCATTTTCGGATATTGGACTCACCACTGCCAGCATCACCAGTGAAGAGAGGAGAACCATTGAAGACAATGCCGATCCTGCTGCCACCTTCCTCAACTGACCTCATTTTAGAGATCATGTGTTGCAGGAAGAGCAGCGAGCCATCGTTAATACGGGGCAAGCCTGCGCCAAAGCGACCATTGAAGCCAAGTTTTTCATGTTCATCGGTAATGGACTTTTGCTGCTTCTTCCATTCCACCCCAAAAGGAGGATTGGCAAGCATGTAATCAAACTTGTGGGAGGCAAAGCCATCCTGCTCGAAGGAGCAGCCATAGTGGATATTGGCATTTTCTCCTTTGATCAGCATGTCAGAACAGCAGACGGCATAGGACTCCTTGTTCCAGTCCTGGCCATACATGTGGGGCTTAGCATCGCGGTTCAGCTCTTTGATATAGGTTTCTGCGGCGGTGAGCATACCTCCGGTGCCGCAAGCGGGATCAAAGATGGTCTTCACTACATGGCTCTTGGCAAGGTCTGCTTCCGGACTGAGCAGCAGGTTGACCATCAGTTTGATCACTTCCCGGGGAGTGAAATGCTCTCCGGCTTCCTCATTGGATTGCTCCGCGCCGATGCGAATCAGTTCTTCAAAGACCAGCCCCATCTGCATGTTGTCCACAGCCTGGGGGCTGAGATCGAGCTTGTCATCCACAAAGTCCTTCATTACCAGATAGAGCAGATTGGCATCCTGCAAGCGGGCTATCTGCTCGGAGAACGCAAAGTATTCTATGATTTTCTGCACATTGGGCGAGAAATCGTTGATGTAACTCTGCAGGTTGATGGCGATGTTCTCCGAATCGTCCAAAAGTTTGGTCATGTCCAGTTTGGATTTGTTGTAGAAGGGTACGCTGGTGATCCTGATCAGGCTTTCGGAAATGATGTTATCCGACTTGCCATAGAGATGCGGTAACTCTGCCAATACTTTGTCTTTGGTGAGCGCCAGGATGCAATCAAAACGTCTGAGCACGGTAAAGGGTAAGATGACTTTGCGGTATTCGTTGCGTTTATAGGGTCCTCGGAGGAGGTTACAGATACTCCAGATGAATGAAGCGATTTGAGCATGTGATTGAGTTGCCATATTGTTACATTACCTTTCACTTATATCCGAGGACAAGATCACTCTTGGATAACCCAGCTTCTTGAAGTGCTTGCCAGCATTGCTTTACTGCGCCATCAGTAGATAGATTCCCTTCTATGAATCTTCCATCTACCAATTGTACTGGTTTTCTCAATCGTGTTGCTTCCTCATGAATACCAGACGATACGTTATTGTCTTTGAGTTTAAACTTAGCCTTTTCTGATACAATGAAGTCAAATACAGCTTTCTTGAGCTCAGCGCAGCCTGATACCTTGATTACTTTTTGTTTCCTGATGGAAATCTCTACAATGGGTTTACCAGTATAGCTTTGAAGTGGGTCGGTTTGAACTCCAATGCTGAACTTGGATTCATCTAGTTTGATTTCAATGCCTCCAAGAGCTAGGGTTGTATCCCAGAGTTCACTAATATCCTTATGACTGACTTGTTTATTGTAGTGTTTCTTGATTAAATCTCGAGCTGCTATAGGCTGTTTTAGCAACTCATTGGGATGTAAACTTATTGCCTCTTGCTTTACATCCTGTATGAGTTGTATAATCTCGTACTCCTTTCTCATTTTCCTACCTGTTGCCTCCAAAGCCGTCTTTGAAACTGTCGGATTCATCAGAAATGATATTATCGAACATTTTGCGCCAATATCTTTGTCACTGAGATCAAAGCTATTGATTAAACGCTCAGCATATTTCCCCTTTTTTGTATTCAAACAGTTTAAAAAGAACTCCCAACGAACCCCATCAGTTAACACACTAAGTGGAGGACTGATTTTTAAACTGTATTGTTCCAACTGCTCTCGAGACTTTTGAATATTCTTTGCTAATTCTCCAACCATCTTTACTTCAATGAAGATGTGAGCAGTTCTATCAGTTTTCGTTGTTTTATATAGTGCTATATCAATCTTGCCTTTAGTTGTTTTGCCATCATCATTTTGAGTGAATTTGTCTGTCTGGTCTTCAGTATCGAACACATAAGGGTTCCATATATCCCATTTGAGTTTATCACAGATCCTGGCAATGAGAGAGAAGCGAACATGCTGTTCGTTTCTAAACCGTCCTTTCTCTAACAACTCAAGGATACTTTTAATCGTTTCTTTCATTGGTGCCTCTTCACGGAATTTGCCTTTTCTGCAATTATCTGCGAAAGCATAATCTGTCAATGGTAAAATCTGTCTCATCCTTACCCATCCTGATTTGTCAGCATACAGGGTAGTGCTTTCCTGGCTCCAGATCAATGATCACATCTGGTACAAGGAGATAGCATGACCGAAGCGTTGATGAACCGAATCAAAGCTCAGTTAGTCAGACATGAAGGTCTGAGGCTGAAGCCATACCGCTGTACCGCAGGCAAACTGACCATCGGTATTGGCCGAAATCTCGATGACCGGGGCATCTCCCAGATTGAGGCTTATGCCATGTTAGAGAGAGATATCCAAGACTGCGAGCAATGGCTGATCGATGAGATACCTGAGATTTACAATAAGCTCGATGAGGTTCGTCAGTCGGTGCTGCTCAATATGTGTTTTAACTTGGGTATCAAGGGGCTCCTTGAGTTCAAGAACACTCTATCATTGATCGGTGCCGGAGACTGGGAACGAGCCGCCAATAACATGCTGGCTTCCAGGTGGGCGAAGCAAGTAGGTCTCAGAGCAATTGAGCTTTCCGAGCTGATGAGGAAAGGCCAGTGATCCCTATCCCGGTCGAGACCGATGCTATGCTCGCCATCCTCAACCTGCCCAAGGAGATGTCCAACAATGGCATCTTCAAAGAGCATCAGGGCTTGGTTCTGGAGATGATCCACTCACTAGTTATGCAGGAGCACTATGATCGGGCAACTCACGAAGATATGCCGGAAGAGGAGCCATTCCTGATTTCTTTTCGTTTTGGGTTTTCGTTCCTGATGCTGCACTCCACTGCTGAGTTTCTCAATTTAAAGACCCTGGGCGAGGGAATAGTCAAGACCGTAGGATTAGACCAGTCTGCCACTGAACTGCTCACAGGAAGCGAAATAGACGCATTCAAAGCCAATCTTGAGTTGAGAGCACTGACCATCCTTCAGGACTATCTCAATCCTGCCGGTCTGGATCGCCTAAACGAACTCAAGCCCAGACAGCCTCGTGCTATCCGGGTGGGAGTGATCTGATGCCCGATAGTTATACAGGCGCGGATGAACTTATGATCGAGATCTACCGGGCTATCTATGCCGCCCTTGAGAGTCGACTGCATCTGATCGGTTCGGTTATTGATGCCGTGTCCCGCAAAGAGATCCTGGCACAGCAGATCTATGACAAGGGTGACTTCTATGGCAATACCGGCTATCTGCTCCAGACCACCGATACAGCCATGATCCTGAGAGTAGGCTCCAATGTGCGTCACGAGCCTTTCGTTTTGGGCGGCAAGGTGCCTTCCTGGACTCCGATTGCTCCCCTGATCGCCTGGGTCGAACGTAAGCACCTGTCTTGGACTGATAAAGAGACAGGTAAAGCACTGACCGTAGCCGAGATCGCCTATCTCATAAGGGGCAAGATCAAGCGGGAAGGCATTGCCGCCCGTAATGTGTTCGCATCTGTCATCTCCAACCGGGAGCAGTGGATATATCAGCAGTTGAACGATATTGAGGTGAGCCTGTGACCGCTCTTGAGAAGTACCAAGCCGAACGTAACCGCATCTCTGAAGCACTGAATCTTGCTGGAATGGCTGAGATCCTATACAACAAGGACAATATCCCCAAGAACCTGCCTTGCGCCATCCTGATCCTCGATTCCGAGATAGGTAAGCATGGCACTTCCCGCCAGTATGTGGATACTGATATCGCCTGGACAGTATTCCTAATCGTCAATGCACAGAATGTATCCGATCCAGACTCTGAGCTATATTCACTCAAGGAGAAGTTCCGGAGTTATTATCAGAAGTTGATGAACCGGGACCTGCCAAGTATCGAGTTTTACACATCCAGAGTGGATGGAACCAGATTGGTCAGGATTGCCAAGATTGACCTGCTGAAAAGCGGTACGGGAGCTGGCTCTTGAGAGTGATGCGCATTGGTGCCTACAACCTGGCGATCAGCTCCGCTGCAGATCTCCTGGAGAGCAAGTACAAGCCAGAGCCGATTGACTTATCCAAGTGCAGCCGAGTCGGTAAGCAACTGATCTCCAAGGCAGCCGAGACCAAGAAAGTGGTCTCTCAGCCCTACTCGATGAGCAATCTGCTTAATCTCCTGGATACCGATGAGTATCACTCCGGCTGTATCGATGCTCTGACTATGGCTACCATCATGCAGTTCGACTGCAAGAACAGCCAGGTCAAGTCCTGGATGGAAGCTGCTGAGTTTCCTGCCTGCGAAGACCAGACCACCATCCTGGCAGAACTGATGAAGTTCTATCTCGCTTGTGGGAATGGCTTCCTGATCAAGATGCGTAACGCCCAAGGACAATGGATGGGTCTGGAACGGATGCTGCCCAGTGAAGTGCAGATCGTAGAGAACTATGACGAGTTCGGCTTCTTCAAACCCAACTACATCCAGGTCAAGAACAACCAGAAGAAGGACTTCGCCTACGAGGATATCATCCACGTGAAGAAGTCAACACATAGATCAAATGCATGGGGCTTGGCTTGCCTGCCGATTGCCATCAACATCGAGATCTTGGGTGAGATCAAGACCTTCGACTACAACAACTTCAAGAACGGCCTGATGATCGACTATTTCGTGATCGTGGAAGGCGGTACGCTTAGAGACGGAACCGTCACCGACGAAGCTGGCAATGAAGTTCTTACCGATGCCTACACCGAGATTGAGAAGGCTCTTACTGAGGTCAAAGGTAATGCCAAGAGCCACTCCACTGTGCTGATCGAGAGTGAGAGCCGGGATGTGAAGATACGTCTTGAACCACTCAGACAGCAAGACCGGGAAGGTGGCTTCTTAGGACTCAAGAAAGACCTCAGGGAAGGTATCCTCGCCTATCACAGAGTCCCTGCCAGGATCGTCTCACAGCTTATCCCAGGGCAGCTTGGTGGCGATAACAGTAGCGATATGAGGATGTTCTACCAGTTTGTGGTTAAGCCACTACAGAACCGCTTGGCTTTGGCTCTGGCTAACGAGTTCAACTTCGACTTCGGCTGGGAAGTGAAGCCGGAAGACTTCAACTTCGGTAACCTGACCGAGGTGCTGCAGACCGCTGATGAGCAGCTCTTCATGCAGAATCGGAACTTTGGAAACTAACCATCAATGAGAATCAACAGAACAGATAATCTAACAAACTACGATACCAAAGGAGGTAGCGTGAATCGTAAACGCACCATTCTCAAGGGAGAACTTCGCAATGTGGAAGTCGAGCTGGTCTCGCTTCTTTTCGATGAGATGACTCCCGCCAATCAGAAGGGCTTTGTGGTCAAGAACGCTTCCGGTAGAAGCTTTGAACACAAGATCAACTCCACCAAGTTCAAGAGTGAAACGAGTGGCACTCAGGGACGGCTTTACGTCACTCTAATGGAACCCAATATCCACGACTCCCAGGGTGACTATTACACTCGGGAAGAGATTCAGAAGTCCTGTGACCACTTCGCCAAGCATGGCCTGGTCGGCAAGTGCGATGTGAACCACAACATGCAACCCGTACCGGAGTTTACCGTAGTAGAGAACTACATCCTCAAGACCAGTGACAGAGAGCATTTTCCCGATGCTAAAGTCGGCTCTTGGGTGCAAGTCCTCAAGTGCGAGGATCTCAACTCCGAGCTCTGGCAGAAGGTCGAGAAAGGCGAATTCAATGGTGTCTCCATCTACGGACGAGCCGATGACTACCGCAACGCGGAAGCCAGCCTTACCGAGATCAAGAACGAGCTCAATTCGCTTCGTAAGGTAGCGGAGCATAACAACAACTCCGATCTGCAGAAAGGCATCACCGCCATCACTGAGAAGATCAGTGAACTGGAGAAGGGTAATCCGAATCTTCAGCTTGGTGATGCCATCCACAGCATCGAGAAGAGCCTCAAAGACCTCTCCGTCACCATGAGCAGAGCTATCTCCAAGAGCATTCCCGGTGAGCCTGATGCTAACCAGTCCAATGTGGACAAAGAGGTTACAATCGATGGCAACAAGATCATGGTCAAGGCTGCGCATCGTGAGATCTACAAAGGCATCTCCGATGTGGACTCCGGTAAAGCCATGAACATCCTGAGTGCCAACACCACCAGCCTCTTCATCGATGAAGTGATCGGAAGCCAGCCGGGTGATACCCTCTCAGATATCTCGGTTCTGCCACTGCTGAAAGACGAGAAGATTGACGTTGGCCTGATCGATGATCTGGTCTTCAAGAACTCCCTCGATGGCGCTCTGACCGCTCAGAACGTGAGTACAGCCGATCTCTCCGTACCCACTGGGATACTCAATGCCGAGTTCACTCTGGGACGTGATGTGGTCGAGTTCTACAAGGACAAGTACGGTGAAGATGCATTCGGAGCCTATGTGGAGAACCACATCGCCAAGAAGACCGAGAAAGCCATCCGCTTGCTCCTTTTCAAGGGTGACCGGGCTTCAGCTACTGCAAAGATCAAGGCTCTGGATGGAGTGATCAAACTGGCTACAACCGCCACCGACGTCACCAATCTCTCCAAGACCACCTACACCGACTGGGCGAAGCGCTTTGAAGCGGCTCTCTTGGCCTTCTCTGACGAGATGTTGGAAGAGCAGGAGAACTTCAAGTTCTACGTGGCTCACAAGGATCTGATCCGTATAAGAGCAGAACTTGCCAAACGTGAAACCGGAGCCGGAGATAGACTGCTGCTGGAAGGCGGCAACGTCTCTTTTGCGGGTATCCCGGTCAAACCCCGTCTCATGGATGCCGATTACATCATCGGCGGTCTGCCCAAGTTCATCATCGTCGGCTATCGTACCGATGCCGAACTCAAAGTCGAACACCACGGAAGCGATTGGAAGTACCATTGGTACATCCGTATCCGTCCCGGCATCACCTATATCTCCGGCTTCGTGAAAGTGTTCAAACTAACTACGTAGTTAACAACCTAACAGATAAGGAGTATCTATGGACTTCATCTTCGCCAATCAGGAGTTTATCCTGGGTCTGGTCTCGGCTCTGGTAGTCTGGATCATCTCCAGAACCACCGGAAGTGTAATCGACAAGGCCAAGGTAAACTCGGCTCTGGCTATCATCCTGGACATCATCCAGGACATCAAGACCAATCCTGCCACCAAAGACCTGGATGACTATGCCAAGAAGCTGTTGGCAGTGGAGCGGGCTACCAAGTCCCTCCCGGCCAAGCAGACCAATGTCATTCTCAAGGTCTTCGGCACCATCGGAGGAGCCATCGAATACGTGTTCCATAATCGCAAATGGCTCTTTAGCATCGGCAAGGCGATCAAAGGGGTGTTCTGATGCCCAATCCAATTTCGCAGCCCACTTATCCTTCCAACATGACCGAGGGTGACCTCAGTTTCAGTAAGCTGATGGACGTCTTGATTGCCGATCTCGTTTACTTCGGGATCGGCACCTATGATCAAGCCTCCATCGATACCCTGTATGCCACTCAAGGCTCGGTCAAGACGGAGCTGACCACCAACTTCGACCTGCTCGGTGAACTGGCCGAGAAACCCGGTAAAACGGACTCCAAGCTGTCCAAGCTTAAGACCCGCAACTATACCATTCCGGGCAAGCGCACCAGCACGGTCGAACTCAACATCTCCGGACTCTCCACCAAGCAGAAGAACTTCCTGGAGAGTACCCTGTTCATGAGCAAGGATACCACCATCGTAGTGGCTTCCAAGGAACTGGATCGGGTGGTGATCTTCACCGGACTACGCTGGACAGTTGACTGGTCGGGAGAGGCTGATGGCCTCTTCAACGTAGTCATCTCCACCGAGTTCTCCGGAGTTACTTCCAACAAGATCTATCTGCTCAAGGACATCCCTCCGGGAGTATGAGATAACATCACTGCGTAATTACACTCTAAAACAAGGAACTGCTATGGACTGCCAGTGCAAACCTGAGATCAAAGAGAAAATCGATTCGGTTCACGAGGAGATCTATGGCAATGGTGACAGTAGCAAGTCACTGGTAACCAGGATGGCGAGAGTGGAGACGAATATGAAGATACTGCTAACCGTCTCCACCTCGCAATTCCTGCTCTTACTGGGCATTGCCCTCGAAATGTTCTTTGGTAAATAAGAAAAGGATTATTCTATGAAGCGAGAACCTAAACTCAGCTATAGCCAACTGCGGCAAATACTATGTCTCACGATCTCGAATGCTACCCTCAAAGCCAAGTTAGAGGACTTCCTCTCGGGCAAGGTAGCCA